TTCATTCAGCAGATTTATTAAAGAAAGGGTGCAGGCGAGAGACTCCGCGAGGCAGCAGGACTCTTTGCGAGAGCTATACAGCTCTGCTGTACTGAGGCCGTGGCAGCAAGCCATAATGGACGTAGTCCAGGAGGAAGCATGTCCGAGGAAGATCCATTGGATCTGGGAGACGAATGGGAACGTTGGCAAGAGCTGGATGGTCAACTACTTGGGAGCCATGCACGGAGCAACAATCCTCACAAGCGGCAAGAAGGTAGACATGGCATATATATATGCCCAGAAACCAACCAAGATTGTCTTGTTCGACCTTGCGAGGACCAACGAAGCAACGGAGGAGAGGAAGCACTATCTGGATGGAGTATACTCCCTAGCAGAGGACTTGAAGAATGGCAGAGTGGTATCAACCAAGTACGAGAGCAAGACTGTCTTCTTTCGCCCACCACACGTGATCTTCTTCGCGAACTTTGAGCCGGACTACACCAAGTGGAGCGGAGATCGCTACTTCGTTACCCAACTTTAGACGTCCTTGTAATACATTCTCATTAAAGATGTGATGCTTGCAACGTTTGCCGTTTGTAGAGTAGAATACTGCTCATAGGGAATAGCATAGACTGCTAGCGGCTTATTGACAATATCGTTTGACGTAGTATCGAAAATGATATCACGAGAACGCTTACGCTTGATCCAAAGCTTAACAACCTTAGTCTTTTCCTTATCGCCTGTGTTAGGCTGATGCTCTGTCATTGCGGGATTAATTGTATGTATACGATCATAGAGAAACTTGACTCCTTTGTCTTTGTCTGCTGGAAGTAGAAGATTGTTGTTCATAATGCCTTGATTGGCAATTTGAAAAGGATTGTACTGATAAGTAGTGATTGCACCACCAACTACTTTAGGTAAAATGGCAACGATGATCCTAACCATGGTATTAGGCCTATCGCCTTTGTTAGCAATAAAGAACTTAAGAGACATGCCGCGAGGGGTAATTTTATCGCCATTGCGACCAAACCGAGTATTATTCTGTAGAATATTCAGCCATGGATTGTAAAGAGCCGGTAAACTCTCTACTGTGGTCGGGGGAACCATACCGACACCGTGACCGAGATTGTGATACAATTGGTTGTCTTGAACTCCGATATCGAAGTATTTCGTCTCCGCTGTCTTCAGAATCGCTTTCCGAACCCGACTCTGAAAGTTCCGACGACCCACACGACGACTGAACTTCCCACGACGAGTCTTCTTGTACGGACGGGATCGGTATTTCCTCTTGAATGGCATCCATACAATTTGTTTTTTTTGGTTGTTGACTTTCCTTTTATAGACCTTTGGTACCCGGTACCCAGGTGGAGGGTAATACTGGGCCTCCACCTGGATACTGACTCGGATGGAGTCCCAATCACTTGGAACTCTTTTTTTTTTCGCTAATATATTTTATTATAACCCCAATTAGGACTTGAGGCACCTTGAGTCATTTTTTTTTATTTTATTATAACCCCAATTAGGACTTGAGGCACCTTGAGTCATTTTTTTTTATTTGGCGCGTGTTCTATTTTGGGTTGAGGTCTATTTAAGATGACTCGACTCTAGTTTATCACCAAATGCCCACGCTCGCGTATTGCGCCACGCTCAACAACTACACTCCGGAGGACGTTGCTACTCTTCGTACCCCGAACTCTAAGCTGAACTACATAATCGTCGGTCATGAAGTGGGGGAGAATGGAACACCCCATCTTCAAATATACTTCCAGCTACAGAAGCAAGCTAAGCTAACTACAATCAAGAACTGGGGAGGACCATGGGCCAAGATGCACTTTGAAGCTGCCAGAGGAACAGACGTTGAAGCCTCTGACTACTGCAAGAAGGACGGAAACTTCTTCGAACTAGGGGCTCGAGGAAAGATGGGACGGAAAGGTGCACGCAATGATCTAGAGGCAGTGAAAGAAGCAATAGATAAAGGAGAGAGTTACGATGACATCTGTGACACACATTTTCAGCAAGCAGCTTCATTCAGCAGATTTATTAAAGAAAGGGTGCAGGCGAGAGACTCCGCGAGGCAGCAGGACTCTTTGCGAGAGCTATACAGCTCTGCTGTACTGAGGCCGTGGCAGCAAGCCATAATGGAC